TAATTTACCCCTTTAGTTTTTAGTTTAAATGGGTTTGGACTCTCTTTAAATTGCCCCTCATTAATCTTGCAATTATGCAAAATTAAATCATATTTTAATTTTGCGGAAAGTAGGCTAATAAATAGGCCATTACTACAAAAAGGGTTTTTTGTGTCTTCAATAACCGCGTACCGCGTACCGTCGGCGTAGGGTTTAGCCAGTTTGATTAATTTAACGTTACTTTGTTTACCTTCAAAGATAAAGTTATTTTCACGAATTAGCGTGCCCGTTGATTGTCGTCTGTTTAGTTGTAAATAACTCATAATTTACCCCTTTAGTTATAATTTAAAGTGTTGACCACTTAACAACGCGCCCCAGCGGGCACGCTATAAACGGTTATAGTTTGAAAGTGACTTGATACACGTCACTGTTAAAACCACTGTAAAGTCCCTCTAACTTGAACCCGCGCTTGTATTCAAATGACTCTTTGATGGAGCTGAACCCCGTTCCACCTGACAAGAATTTACCGTTGTTACCGTAAATCTTTTTGTTATATTTTTGTTCCCCGATTAAGTCGTTAATCATTGTAGCGATAACGCTTGACTCTTTATCATAACCATAGCCGCCCGCCGTATAGCTTGTTTTACGATCTCCAATATAAATACAGGCTACACCCTGCTTGCTGTAAACAATCTCAAACTTGAAGCCTTTCGACCAACCGTAATCGTTAAATACCTCTTTTAAATTAAATGTGCTCATAATTAACCCCTTATATTTTTGGTTCAAACGGCTTGAACGTCTGCTTTTTAAACACTAACCACTTAAGCGCGGCACCTGCCAATACTCCGTAAGCCATGAAGCTTATTGTCATCTCTAACATTGTAACCCCTTTATCTTTTGTTATATAGTAGTTTAACAAAGAATAGTAAACAGATGGTAAACAGATGTAAAGAATTACAACATTCTTTTGCTTTAATATATTATTTTTTATCCTGGTAACGGGTTGTAAAACTTTACATTGTAAAACTTTACACATAATAATTATATGATAATAGTTATCAATAAAAAGTTCTGCTTTAATATATTATTTTTTATCTCGACTCATCGTGTATAGCCTGATAGCCTGATAGCCTGATAGCCTGATAGGTGTTAGTCCCTGCTTTGATCATGGTTTATATGGTATACTCACGTGTGAGGTGTGTTGGTCTTGAAGGTTGTGGGCCCTCACACCTCTAAGCCCTCACCTCTTCAAGCCTCTAATCTTCCACGTTTTAAGCCATACTTTACCCTTACCGCCTCCGCGTTCGTGCCTTCTCGTCCAACTATAGAGCATGTGCTTACTACATATAAGGGATTTTATAGGCTAAATGGCTATATTGTAAAACTTTACAAAACTAAAATCAAAGTATAGGGCATGTAAAACTTTACATTATGGGCGTGTAAAACTTTACACTTTCAGGCTGTGCGGCGCGGTGTGTTGCTTTGATCTGTGTGCATGATATGAGGCGTGATTCTGTAATGAGGCTAGGCCCATGGGGGAGTTTCAAAAAGGCGTAGGGGGGTGGGTGACCCCAACTAGATAGCCTCAATGACTTTAAGCGTCGAACAAGGTTAGACATTATATAATACAGATTAAAAGGATTTACAATGAAAAAATCAGTAAGAATAGCCGTAAGACTCGACGTTAAGATGGATGAGTTTTTAAAAGAACAAGCACTTGCTTTGGATATCACAGTTGGGCAATACATCCGACAAGTGGTAAAAGGTAAAATGAATGAAGCTAATACCTCTAAAACATAAGAAATTAAATTATAAAAGTGATTCACGCAAAACAACACATAACCGTACTTGCTTTGAGTGTGACTATAATTTTGTATCTTATAGTCATAACTCTAAAATCTGTAGTGAGGAGTGTAAAAAGCAACGTATAAATAGGTCGCATAAAAAATACGCAAGGAATAAATATGGATGTCCACCAAAAAATAAACGACGAAGTCCTTTATCAGAAAAACATCGAAATAATGTGAAAGCAAAATTAAAACATGCTCTAAAACCAACACAACCAATACCATTCTTACACAGTACCCCACTACTTACTTTAGACGGCGTATGTATTCCATCAGAAGGTAACAAACGTAATCGTAAAAAGATCGAGCAAAGAACTAACGATAGGACTATTACCAATCAAGCCATAAACAATATGCTTATCGACCAGTTTGGATTATGTAATATATGTGATTGTAATATTGAGACTAACTTTCATCGGGATCATATACGCCCATTGACTAAGGGTGGATCGCATACCATCAAGAATATTCAGTTATTGTGTCCAAATTGTAACATGATCAAAAGTGATTCTTGGGATGGTTAGATAATCTTAATCCAACGAGCATAAATACTCAAAGTTGGCAGACCCCTCTTGCATTGACGCGGGATTGCTCTGACGTAGACCCTTGCCCGGTCGCTTCTTGACCATATCATCACCGCTCTGTATGTATCTGCTCTCTACGACTTCTGCTATCATCAGCTCAAACAGACCGTTCTCAACCTTCAACATCTTCAGTTTAGTCGGCATATACTCCTCCATAACTGCATCTTTGCGTATAAGATGGTGGATGAACTCTCCCCACATGCGAAACAGTATGATCGCGCTGATGTTGTCCATGCTGTGACCATAGCGTTGAGGCCACTGTAGGTAGTCACGCACCACCTGTAGACCCACCCGGCCCATATCGTTAGGGATATTCGGGTGACGGGTGAAGTATGTGCTACAGGTCTTGTTGTATTTATTGAAAGGGTGGGTGAAGGTATAGGCTATCGACTTTTGTAATTCATCAGAAATACGATATACTTTTGGATAATCGTTGTTTAAGTCTTTATTGGAGGGTACAGGGTATGCAAAATGTTCCATGCACTTATGATACCGTAAAACATGTCGTCAAACAAGACCCCCTTGCTCGGATGTGGGCTGATAACGACCCTAAGATCTACTACAAAGACGGTGCGCCTTACGGTCTTATCGCTATGATCGATTACCCTGCCTTACCTTGTACATACATCGCAGCTACGACAACGCACCCTTCGCATCCGTTCACACTAGCGATGATCAAGGACATAATCAAGGCATATAAAGCAGGGCCCATTTGCATTATCATGGACGACCCTCTCTACCACGATCACCTAAGGCGCTCATTATTACGTTATAATATGCGATATGAAACAGTAGGGACCGTACTCTACGCATACAACCACTAAGGAGACGTTATGGCAGCAGAAGCTATCGTAGGAGCTATTGTTGGTATTGGTACTGCCATTTATTCAACGCAAGAGCAGAAGAAGGCTGTAGCTAAAGCAGAACAGAAGCAACAAGAGGCGACAGACCTTGCCCGGGCTGAGGAGCTACGCATACTCAAGGACACTGCTCCTGAACAGGACACAGCCGCCACCATTGCCTTCGGTACGGGTGCTGATGGGAAAGCTGGTACCTACTCCGACTTCCTTGTCCCCCGTACCAACACCGCGCTTGGCACATCGCCAACAGCGTCATCAGGTTTGGGGTTTAATGTATGATCACTAATATTGAAGATCTTATAGAAGAGCTTAAGAAGCAGTACCCCGATAAGATGTTACTTGATGACTTCCCTTGCTTTCAACGTGGTAAAGAGGCTGGACATATCGAGGTTATTGAGCTTATTGAGAGCCTTATAGCTCCTGAGACAACACAAGAGGATGAGAGCAATGAACGATACTAAGACACCATCAGAATATTACGAGGCTGGGACATCGGACCGTCAAGCTTACATCGATCGCGCTGAGATCTACGCCAAGCTGACAATGCCTTCAGTCTTCCGTGACTCATCCTGGACAGGCTCATCTACCAAGCCTGACAACTACGCTCAATCGTTCGGAGCCATAGCGGTAAAGAACTTTGTGTCCAAGATCGGTATGACTCTCTTCCCTCCTAACGCCTCGGCATTTAAGTTCTCACCTGACGCCGATGGGCTTAATGAGCTTGCTCAGGGCGATGAGGCAGCAGTACAAGCCATGCAGCTTGACATTGCCAAGACTCAGAACAAGGTTAACACCCATATCGAGGCGCTTAACACCCGTAAGACCATCTTCGAGGTGCTCGAGCAGCTTACTGTAGTCAGCTCATGTATCATTGAAAAGAAAGACAAGGGTGGGTACAAGCTCCATGCACTAAGGAACTTCGTCGTCACTCTTGATGATGAGGGTGAAGCGTTCCAGATGTGTATCAAGGAGAGCCTTAACAAGCTCCCTGATAACATCGAGCCACCTACTGAGGAGAAAGAGAAGTACGATCTCTACACCATGCTCGTTAAAGAGGACGATAAGTGGACCATGACGCAAGAGCTTGATGGTGAGATCGTCGGCGATAGCTCCACCTACACCATCGAGAAGATGCCGTTTGAGTATATCGGGTGGTTGTGGTCTCAGGGTGACGCCTACTACCGCCCATATGTTGAGGATTTTGAGGGCCACCTGCGTTCTATCGATACTTTGTCTCGTGTCTTGACCAAAGGCGCTCTCATATCCTCCAAAAACATCACGTTCGTCGATGAGCGTGGAGGTCGTACCCGCCTTAGAGATGTGATCGGTGCGGCCAACGGAGCAGTGCTTCAGGGTAACGCCGGAGACGTCACATCTTATCAGCACAGTAAGAACTATGACTACCAGGTAGCTCAGATGTCTCTTGATACCTTCAAACGTGAGCTGTCACAGGCGTTCCTGTTGACTGAGGGACTACGCCGTGACGCCGAGCGTGTCACACAGGAAGAGATCCGTATGCTCTCACGTGAGATCGAGGGCGCCCTTGCCTCAGTATACTCAGTGATCTCCAACAAGCTGATCAGACGTATGGTGCTGTGGGCGATGGTAGACCTTGGCGTAAGCTTCAACGCGATTAGCCTTGATATTGTCACGGGTCTTGACGCACTAGGTCGATCGGTAGAGGCCGGTAAGCTTGATGAGTATGTCTCCCGGGCAGCGTCCATAGGTTTCATGGACTACCTTAAACAAGACGAGCTTGCCACACGATACGCCACACTCTATAATGTTGATAGCCAGGGTCTACTTAAGACATCATCAGAGGTATCACAAGAGCGACAACAGGCCCAACAGGCACAGGCTCAGGCTGAGGGGCAAGCTGCCCTCGCACAGTCTACAGGACAAGAGAGCGGTAAAGCGCTTGTCAACGCTACGGCTCAACCAAATTAAAACGGGAGGACAGACATAATGAGTAAAGAGTATAGTGGTACAACCACAATTCATTCAGGATCAGAGTTGGCTAAGAAGCCCAAAACGACAAAGAAAAAAGGAGCCTAAGTGGCCACAAAGATTGAACCAAAAGATTTAAAAGCAGCGGTAGACGGCGGTAAGACGACTGAAGAGGTCGGCAAAGAGTATGGGCTGACACGTCAAAAAGTACAGGCGATCATCAAGAAATATGAGATCGAGAACAAAGCTGAAGACGAGTTCCCACCTGAGATGTTCGCTAAAAGCGGAGCAGTGATCCATGATAAGAACATGGGCGGGGCAGTTGTTATGACCGGTGAAGAGTATCGTGAGTTTTCACTTGCCAATGACCGCTACGATGGCCGACGTGCGGGTGAGAAGACTCAACTGAATACCGGTGAGCTCCGTATCGCTATGAACATCGTCAAACGCGGTGACTGCTCTGGTATCGAGATGCGTGACCACTTGCTTAATAAACACGGTATCAGTACCGCTGAGCTTATCAATGTGGCTAAACGTCTGACATTGGAAGAGGAACAGACTAAAGTCGAAGACGTTACTCGCCTGTTCCGCATCAAGGTGTAACTATGGCTGATGAGAACACTAACCAGGAACAACAGGCCCCTGAAACCTTACTACCAAGTGAGGAGAGTGAGGTAAAGACCTTTGATCAGTTTCTCGATGAGAACCGGTCTGAGAACGGTAAGCTTTATGGACGTTTCGATACTCCGGAGCAAGCCCTATCTTACTTCAGAGAGCAAGAGGTGACGCATACGAATAAGATGCGTGAGATAAAGAACAAAGAAAAAGAGCAAGAGCAGACTCAACAAGAGCGTGAGGCTCAACAGGCTCAGGAGCAGGCACGTACCGCAACTATCAACGAGCTTGTTCCTACGTTCATTGAAAACGGTATGTCACTCACCGATGATATGGAGGCCAAGCTCACAGAGAGTGGTCTATCCAAGACAGACATCGAGCTTGGTGCCTACAAGGTTCGTGAGGCTGTTGGCAAAGCTCACGAGGTTGTCGGTGGTAAAGAGAAATACGAGGCCATGTTAGCCTGGGCAGGAGAGAACCTTGACGACGCGACTAAGACTGCTTTTGATAATGACGTTTCCGCCCTAATCAGCGGTAAATCAGGTGTAAGCACCCTTGCTATTGAGGGTCTTTATAACCGTTTCCAATCTGCACAGAATGGGGATGTACAACCCGGTCGTATTAGTGGGAATACCCAAACACCTCAAGTGCGTGGGTATCAGAACCAAAAAGAGCTACTAGCTGATAAGACTGCTGCTGATCGCAGTGGTGATCCAGCGGTACGCCAGCGTTACCAGGCTAAGCTTGCGATGACCCCTGACAGTGTTGTCTACGGGCATTAAGTTGCATTTAAGCTAAAAATACGATATACTTGTCGTAACAGTTCAGTTGGGTTTCGGCTCGACTTTACATTAAAACGAAAACTCTCACTAGCTTCTGCCAGGGACAGTCCTTCAGTTTTATTTGAGATTTGTTGAAACACTCGAACTAAAAATTGATTTAAAAGGACTCCCTATGGCTTTCACAGGAGCAACTACGCCAAACGTAGGAACAGACACAACAAACACCTTGTCTCGCGATGTACACGTAGGTGTATTAGAAGCGTTCAAACGCCAACCGTCCACTATTGATTTTCTTTATAAGAAGACTATCACCGGTGGTACTGGCGCGACTTTCACTATTGAAGGTAAAACGGATGCTGTTGATACGGACGTTGCATCGTACACAGCAGGTACTCAGATCAACGTATCTAACAGTACACAAGATGAGATCTCGATCACACTTGACCGCCCACAATACATCGCACACCGTGTTGATGGTTGGGACGCTGCTGTTGCTAACTACGATGTTATGGCAATGAACTATCGCCAGATCGGTTCAAAACTTGATAACGTCGTTGACCGTAAAGCTATCGCGGCTGTTGAGGCGGCTACAACTGCTACAGGTCTTGTAAGTAATGGTGACGGTACTGTTGTCGTGAATACAGCTATCGCATCAGCTACAACTGCGGAGACTATCGGTGACGCACTTTGTGAGTCGATCTTTGCCGCTGTTGCAGCTATTCGTGCGAAAGATGACATGAGCGACTTGTATGTCAACCTTGACCCGATCAACTACTCATATGTCATTCAGTCGAAGAAAGCTCTTTACATGGAGTACTCTTCTAACAATGGTGATTACGCAGCCGGTAAGGTTTACCAGGTCGGTGGTGCTATGTTGGTCCAGACTAACAACATGCCCGCTACCGCTGCCCTTGAAGCACTTGTCTTTGGTTACCAAGCGGCCGGTGTTGCTGTTCTATGGGACATTCGCACTAAGATCGTCGATGATGTTGACTTCTTGGATGCCAAGCGTATTCAAGCGTACTTCTCAAACGGTATGGCCCCTCTTCGCTGTCAATCGGCTGCATCTATCAAGTCTGCATAAGACTTGGTTAATCGTGTTCTCTTCGGAGAGCACCCTTTAATCAAGGAGCGATCATGGCCGTACTTCTACAAGAAAACGACTCAGCAAAATTCTTTCTATACAGTGTCAATGTCTTGCTTCAAAGTATTGGGGAACTCTCGATCACCACTGAAGCGGATATCGCGCAGGTCGTTGAGGCTCAACAGGCCGCAGAAGTGCTTGAGGAGACAAAGCAGGCTGTACTGGCTGATGGTTGGGAAGTCAACTACGATAAAGACTACTGGTTCCCGATAGATACTACAGGTGCGATTAACGTACCTGCTAATGTTCTTGACCTATCTTCACGCGATCGTAACCTAATCATACGTGATTGGAAGCTCTATGATAAGAGTAATCAAACATCGATATTTACCGAAGCGCAGAAGGTTGATGTTTATTGGAATCTTGACTTTAACACATTACCACACCCCTTGCGTTACTATATCACTACTCGGGCGGCTAGAGTCTTTCAGGCTCGTACGATCATGGACACAAGCATTTATGGCTTCACTCAAAACGATGAGGACCTAGCGTATTCAGCAGCACGACGTAGTGAGACACGCAACACCGGTGGTAACATGCTCGATGGGACTCTCTATGGTATGGAGTACGATGTACGAGGAAGCTTATAATGGCACTCGTAACCAATAGCCTTGAGGCTTTATA